GGTTTATTGGAAGACCTACAAAACACTAATGTTGTTGGTGAAGGTGTCCCCCAATCACTAGAAGCCTATCTCCTGCCTGAAACTAAGCGCTGGTGGGCCAAGGTTAATAACTTCTGGGAAAAAGGAGAAATAATCAGTGATTAAACGGCCTTATAACAAGGCGCTCCACCGGACGCAAATTACGCTGCGCTTCATTTGTCATGTTAACTCCACCGTTATATTTATTTACTCGCTTTTAAAAAATGCTTCCTTTGCAAAATCGCCCTGTTTACAGTAAATACATGGGTAACACTCAGCACCACTCCAACCACATTCAATTATTCCTGTATCTAAACAAGCATAACATTTATATTTTCCAGTATAAAAAAACAAGTTTTTAAGTTTTAATAATCTTTTAAAATACTTCATATTACCTCGCTCGTAAAAAATATAACAACTATATTAAAACGGAAAGCCACATATAGGAGAACTTAAACCCCCATCTAAGCCTTTTTTATGTGGCTTCCGCTTATACTCACCGTTAAAAATAACTCGCTCTATTATTTAGTTTCGTTCGCATCCTGCTCACTCATTTTAAACAGTTATCAATTTCTTTTATTATCTCAGAATTTCCATTAAAATAAAATTGTCCACTTGTATATTTTAATTGATCAGACGCCCTTTTTAATAATTCGTCTTTTTGGTTATTTATTCTAATTAAATTTTCAATATAGTCAACCAAAAAACCTTTACTTTTATTTTTTAGTTCAATCATCTTACACTCCTTAAATTAAAACGCTCGTATTTTTAACAAGGCTAATTAACTTGAATCTAAACGTCCATGTTTATATCAAGTTATCAGCACGTTAATATTTGCTATAATAAATAATATTTTCATTATAGTCTGTGTATATAATTTTTGCTAATGGACAATACCAATATAGCATCCTTGCATCTTCGAAATAGCAAATACTAACCTTAGTATTAAAATGAACCTCACTATGTTCAGTCATATTATACTCCTCGTTATATTTACTTACTCGCTTTTTTATATTTATCACAATCGCAAAAATTTATTTGTATTTCTACTACTTTATCTTCTAAATCTGTATATGCCTTACCAAACGCACCACCACTTATTGTAAAGTGTGTTCTGCCATTACAGTAAATATCGTGGTGTCCACCCTTATAAACATTTATAAATCTACTACCATTTACAAATTCAAAATAAGCCTTTTTAATTTTATCTATTGGTTTCATACATCCTCGCTCGTAAAAAATATAACAATTGCATTAAATCCGACTGCGCTACGCTTGCGCCTTATACTCACCATTAGCCTTGACGCTGACGTAAATACCAAACAACTCCGCTTTCAGTTTTTTCTTCTACTTGTTCAATTTCACTCGGCTTTAATCCTGTCTCAGCAATAAAGGCTGTTAATATTGATTCTCTTTGTTTTATAATTTCTTTAAATTTTTCACTCGCAAGGCTAACCAAAGTATCAACTTGACTACTTTCCTTATCACATATACATTGATAAGAGTAACCAATTCCGTGCGGATCACATTTGTCACACATATTCATTCCTTTCGTAGCAAGTTATACTCACCGTTATGCAGACTTTTTAAACATTTTATCACATTCATCAATGAATTTATCAATCATTTTATATAATTCTGTTCTAACTTTTTCTTTATCATAATATGTCATTGATAAAGATGGTATATGTCTAATATCTGCCATCCATCTTTCTAATCCACATCTTAAATCAAGAAAAAAATTGTATTCTTTCATAAAATTCTCCTTTTACTGCATAACCAAAGTATCAAACGGAAGCGTAAACGCTCCGCTTATACTCACCGTTATAATTCAAACTCATGGTATTCAATATGCTTATTTCCAGTATAATCACTATTTAATTCAATAATGCAAATAGCGTTATGCATTCCATAGGGTTTTCTATCATCAGTAATATTTATTTCTGCATTATGTCTATCTAATAATTTTTGCAAATCTTCCCTGAAAGCCTTTTCTCTTTCTTCTTTAGTTTTCACTTGATTCTCCCAATTTGAATTATAACCAATCGTTGGATCGGAACGGAAAAACTGTCCGCTCAACTCCAACGTTATAATTTTTTAAAGCAATCAGGCTTATCAACATAGGCGCAAATTGGTGCATTTTTCATCCATTTTTCTGCATCTTCTTTTATCTTGTCCGTCAAGGCTCTACCACATTTTTTATTATCTTTACATTCTTTCCAAAATGTGCAAAATGTCATATCTTTGTAACACAGCATAATACCTCCTTTAAAAAATTATAACCACCGCATCAAAGCGATGAAAAAACGTCACGCATTATGCGTAATCGTTATTTTGACTCGGTAGTCTTTAATTTTAGATTATGCCGAGATTGAAAATCCTTTATTACATCAGACAATTGTTTAATATCTTCGAATGCCCATCTTTCAGTTTTAATAATATAAAATACACCACCACCACCATCTGCTGTTTCAATTTCTAAATCTTGCCATTCTTCCCCGCCAGCACGATCACCTTCCTGGCTATATCTTGCTTTTATTTCTTCTAATTTTATCATATAATCCTCGCAAAATAACAAATATATTAAAACGGAAGGCTATACGGCTCACGGAGTCGAACCGTGAATAGACCAATTGAACCTTTCGGATTTTAAGTCCGTGCCCAGCATCTATGTATAGCCTCCGCTTATACTCACCGTTACCCCCTACCCATGCCGAGTTTAAGAATCGCTTCCCTTTGGGTCTGGTAATTCTCGCAATAACTCATCTGCAAATTCTGCTTGCTATCCAGACATTCCAATTTTGGGGAATTTTCCATACAATTTTTTAAATAAAGCGGCAATTGATACCATCGAGCTATAATCGCTGTTTTCTTTTAAATTTTTCTCAACTTGTTCTAATTTCATAAGATTCTCCAACTCGGCATAACCCTAAGTAGCGGGTAATGCGAAGTTTCAATTAATGGTTAATTGTTCAATCCTTTTTTCCACCATAAAATAAAACCAAATACAATTAAAACAATCATGCTTACACTATCAAATAATCTGCTTAAATTTGGTGTGACTCTATAATAGAATATTTCACCGCAAAAGATACCCGGCAATCTAAAAGCCTTTTCACCCGTAACTGCTGACCATTGGAAAATAGCGTTTCCCTTTGCCATACTTGAAACAACATCAACCCCAGCAGGTTTTAAATTAGGATCAAATTCACCAGCCGGAAGCATAAAATATATAATAATCATAATAACTAACATGGCCAAATAATCTTGTAATCGTTCTTTTGCACCCTCTCTAAAAACTATTTTCATTTCCCCTCCTAACCGGAGCATGATCCAGACCACAAAAAAACGTGGCTGGATATGCTTATGTTATACAGCCATATTTAAAATAATTCCATTTGTGATAATCTGCGTATAGCAATATCACAATATTTTTTATTTAATTCTATTCCAATCGCCTTGCGCCCTAACTGTTTTGCTGCTAATAGCGTTGTGCCACTTCCCATAAATGGATCACAAATAATTGTTTTATCATCTGAATAACCTTTAATAAGTTTTTTAATTACTTTAATATTTTTGGGTGATGGGTGTGGAATTTTGTTTTCCTTTTGTCCCATATCATCGACAATCACATCAATCATTTTATTCTTAATTTTTCCATTCCCCTTGCTGTACCAATGGATTAAACTGTGTTTACTATATCCAGTTTTTCCAAATTGCATAGCGTTCGGCTTATACCAACATATCACCCATTTATAATTAAAATATTTGTTTGTGATTTCTATTTTTTGTGGTAATAATTTCTCACCAATAAAAAAAACAAAATTACCATCATTAGTTAATGATCCATTTATTACTTGCATCGCTATATCCAACCAAATTAAATAATCGTCCTCTTTTTTTTTATCACTTCCATTACCATAATCAAAACCAACCCCATAAGGAAAATCCGTTAAACATAAATCTACAGGCGCAAGGCTTGGTAATATATCCAAGCAATCGCCATTGTAAATTATTATGTTGTCCTGGTCGTAATATGGCTGTATAACCATAGTATCAACATGAACCTCACCTTGTTCGGTCATGTTATACTCACCGTTGGGGCGCACACAAAAACGGTTAAATAGTCTCATACCGTTTCCATTCCTACGCTCACATCCTGTTCGCTTAAATTCTCGAACAAGTCATAATTTTCTTTTACTTTTTGTTCAACGGTTGCTATTGTGTCATTGTGGTGCATTCCGTGTGCAATAATCATTATTTCTATTATTTTGAACCCCAATCTTTTCCCGAATCCGTTACTATTCCAGCCAAACGAAATAGCATAACCGTTGACGTGAATTTTTTTGTATATTCCCAACATTACATCATTGTAAAATTTAAACGATGTGTCCAGTTGAGATGCCTTAATACCATTTTTTGCATAGTGCTCAGATATTTGTCTATAACTATACGGTGGGTCAAAAACTACACCGTCAAACCTTCCTGATAAACTATTAACAAAATCTCTTGCATCCATATTATATTTGGCGTTAGCCTTTGGATTTATATCATTTGTTAATTCTGCCGGGCTATTCATGCCCGCAAATGGATCAACCCAATTATTACCAACATTATATTTTTTCAACAATTCCGCTATCGGTTTAATTTGAAAAGTCCATTTATTTGCTATCTCAAAATATCTTCTTATTATCATCACATTCCTTTAAATAGTCCACATTCTGTGTGCGCCCCAACAATATGCATCAACCTGAATCCAAAACGTCCGGTTTTGGCTCAAGTTATACTCAATCGTTAAAATTATTGTTCGGCAATCATTTTTTTACCTTCATCTGTTAGTGATAGCGGGTATCTTACAAGAAAAGTTTCTGCTATTTTAATCAATCCAAGTTTATGCAACTTTTCTATCGTATCAATTCTTGTTCCTTTGGGCATTTCCCAAGGGGCTAAAATTCCTTCAATGATCCAGTTTGGATCAGAACGAAGCTGGAAATCTTTTGGAAATGCTTTCAAAACTTTTAGTTGTGCTTCTGATATTTTTTTCATATTGCCTCACAAAATTTTAACCAAATAATTAAATTGAACCTACGGTCAAATTATCATTACCGTTAGTTGCTATCGTTTCGTTGCTGTCACCAATACGTTCCAAAAAGACCCATAATTTAGGTCTTTTAATTACATGATAAGTTAAAACAAACAATACATACAAAAGGTTTAAGGGATTTCCGTTGCAATCCCCCCAACTTTCCAGCATACTATCACCGCATACCTGTTGGATGGTTTCGTCCCGTATATGTTCGGGTTGCTGATTAGGCATCTTTCGCTCCCATTGTTTGTTATGCACTTCTATCTATATAAATTTTACGATATTTATTAGACATCCAATTAGTTATAAACTTTCTGTAATTACTTTTTTCTCTACCTGGATTACTCATCAACCATAAATTCATCTTCTTTATTTCTTCCCGAACATCACCGATATTATAATTCTGAAGTAAAAGATCAATATAAGCCAGGTCGATTACTGGTTTACTTTTACTGAAGTATGGCGATGTAATTATAGTATTTAACAATTGTTCGTTTAAAAAAACTTTCTTTTTATTAACATCAACCGGGATTGATTCCTTCTTCAGTAAATCTTTATATTCTTCTGTACTCATAGTTTGTCCTTTTAAACATTCCCCACCTATTATCCCTGAAAAACTATCAAGGTTTAAATTAAAGGCTTTATGATAACTATATACGACTACGGGGTAATAGTCTTTTATACCATCCCTGACTCAATTAAGAGTATATGCTTGGCACTACACCTGCATATTTTAGGAACAAGAAACACAAAACCGTTTTTTTCAGGTCGTAGGTTGCAGGTTACAGAGCCTACACTATGTTTAAATCCGATTTTTCTTGCTGTTATCATATTGCGTACTCCAAGGTAGTACATATTTTGAGTGCTTGGTTTAAATCACTGATTTCGCTATGAAGAATAGGAAACCGAAACGAGACTATAGAGCGGTGCAAGGGAATCGAACCCCCACTTAAAACTGACCACCACCGCTTAAATAGAAAAAACCCGAAGCAAGATATGTTGGCACACAGCAGATACTTCGGGTTTCCTCTTCTTATTACCGAAAAGGCTTGTGATTGATTTTTTATGTTATTACTGTGTGCCATACATTTAACTTACAAAATTAAGTTAATCTTGTCAAGTCCTAATTAAAATTAAAATTGCAAATCATCATCTTCAGTTTTCTTTTGCGCTATCTCTGCTTTCGTTTTTATCCCTTCGTGTTCAGATACACCACTTGGCGATGTGAATTGTGTTTCTTTATCTTCAACTTTATTTTCAGGCTCGAACTCATCTTTAACTTTATCATACGCATCCTCTGCTGGTTTTTCTTCTACCTCAACTTCATTGGTTTGTTTATACTTATCAAGATATTCTTGCAGTTTTTTATCCATTTCTATAGCCGTGTCCAACAAACCTTCTTTAACTTCATATCGTTTAAATGTGGGTGTGAAATATTTAACCGCACCTTTTTTACCCTCACCAAGTTTCTTCTCAACGCCAATTATTTTGAAAGAGTATTCACCTTCTTTTAACTTCAAGTCTAACCAGGTGGAAAATGCAGCACCAGACAATTGAAAGTTTACCAGTTCAGGTTCTACGTCATCTTTAATCAACATTGCATAAATAGATTTAGTATATTTACCACCAATTCCCTTTACTTCATACTTGATGTCTTGATATAATCCCTTAATACAAATACCGCCTTCAAAGGTCTTGACGGTTAATGGTTTGTTTATGTGCTGTATCTCGTTAGAGTAGATACCACAACCATGTTCGTCATTATAACCTTTAATGGTAGATAGTTGATCTAATACCATAAAGTAGAACGGTCTTTCGACTTCTACCTTTTCACCTTTGGCTTTATCGTAATAAAACCACTTTCCAGAATCACCCTTATATTCTATAAACTTGGTTGCTGGATTAGATGATGTTGTAGGTTTACTTAAACTCATTTAATTCTCCTCCTATTGGTTTAATTGTTTTTGAAAATCTTGATAATGCTTTCTTATAAAATCTATACCACGTTTTTTAGTCTTAACCTTTTCTTCTTGGAACGATCTGTATTCAGGTTCAAGTAAGGGCGTGTAAGGGTACTTCTTAGATTTCTCTGCCTTCTCCGCTTCTTTTCGTCTGTTGGCTAATGTCTTTTCTATTATCTGATGAAGATAGGTTTCCACTTTGAATAGCCGATTCCTTAGGTCTTGGTTTTCTTTGCTCATCTTGGTACACTCCACGCAGGTAGTACCATTCGATTGCTTCGTTGTCATACATTATTCCTCCTCTAAAAATTTCTTCTTAGCTCCTTCTTCAAATATCTCTAACAGTATTCCTCGGTATCTGGATGGTTGCTCGTCTTTGATGTAATCTGTGATGATCCAATTCGCATGATTTTCTTCTTCATTAAGTATAGTTTCAGCGACAGTAGAATCAATCTGATCCGAAAAGTAATCTTCAATTTTTCCGACTTTTCCTGCATTGTTTAAATCCCTCCATGCTATAACTTTGTTTTCAAATTCTTGTCCTGTCATGGCTTCTCCTTAAAGACTTCTATAGCAATTGTCTTTCCTCTTTCTAATCCTGATTCATAACCAGCCATGTATGAATCATCGACCTCATCTAAGTCATCACCCTTACACTTAGGACAAACCATTTCATCCCCACCTGGATTAATTCTTGTTTTACCCCATATTATTTTCAAATCTTCCTCATCAACAAAATTTTGACAATCTTTGCAATAATATGTCATCTATTCCTCCTTTATTTTAATACTAAATACTATTATTAAAAATGCTATCATTAAACATATCCCAAGTGCAAATAGAAATTCTTCCATGTCAATCCTTTACCTCATAAGATTCTTCAAGTTTTTTACATTCTTCATAATACTTGAATATCGGGACTCGCAAAACCTTAGAAATACTTTCTACTCTTTTCTTGGCAAGTCGCTCAAAATAATCATACACCTCATCATCTACCCGTGTACCTAATATCTTACTCATATTTTCTTCCCTTTAATTAGTTTAACGTGTGTTAACTGAATTTACCAAATAGTATTAGTGTTGTCAAGTACATAAGACATTTTTTCTATTTAAGCAGTCTTTTTGCTAATTCTATATATTTATCTTTATGGGTTTTCTGGCAGGCATGAAAGACATGATTGTTTATAATTCCGATGTTATCTATTGTAAGTTTACGTTGGAAGATGGGTGACTTGCACTCGGGAAGTTCGCATTTATAACCTCTGATCTGCCTGTTCTTTAATCGTTTAATCATTTCAAATCCATCTTACAGACGATTGCAGTTTCACCTTCAATTACTACACCACAACCTATCGCTGGTTTATATCTCATGTCTTTGCCATATCTGAAAGCGTATTTCCTACGATCAATTCCACAACCAACAGACATACCAAACTTACTACTGCGATCTGTAAAGATATATTCCATTCCAAGAACAGAATGTAAATGACCGATGACAACGCTACATCCTGCATCAATTGCTGCAAGTGCATGAGGTCTGCGACCACTAAAACCTAACCCATGTTTGTAAAGAACATCATCTATAACAAAATCCCAATCATCAACCCAACCATTAGGTAACTGCCACATATCCCTGAAGGGTCTTAATACTCTGCTCGGCAATCCTGATGTACGGGTTTTTCTATCCACTAATGAATCGTGATTTCCTCTGCATAAAAATACTTTTGGAAACGCCTTGTACCAAGCTTTCAAATGTTCGTCTGCTAATCTCATTTCATCTTCAGGCGATAACCCATCAGGATCATGTTCGTGGTATGAAATTGAATGATTATCAACCAGGTCACCGATATGTACAACCTTATTACATTTCCATTTCTTTTTTATTTCTACACAAAATTCTATATATCCTTTTTTCTCAAAAGGAATATGCGTATCACCTATAATTAATACTCTGGACATATTACCTTTTTCCTTATATTGTGGGTTTTATAAGAAATATGCTTAATTAATACTACCATCTTCATTAGTAAATTCATCTTCAGAAAAAAATGGTTTGCCATGTTCGTTCATGTAAGGATAATGTCGGAGACAGTCGTAAGCCTTTTCTTTTATTTCTTTTGCTGTCCACGACCTGTGAGGTGAAGATAATAATTCTCTTAGGAAAGCCCTTGATTTTTTCAAGGCTCTATATTGTTCATATCTGAGTGACATGCTGGAAATTAATCAATTAAAGTAGATTTGTCAAGCTTAAATATACATAATTAACAAGTTTATTAACTGTCTGTATTCTGTATCATTATCAATATACACAATGGATATTATCTTGTCAAGTCTATTGGGAAACCAATGTACTAAATATCGCTTTAGCGACTGAGTATATTTGAACTGCATAAGTGAATATAAAGCCAGTTATGGCAATGCCTATTAATATTTTATTTTTAGGTGTCATTCTTTGGAAAGCGTTTTTCCTTCGTTCGTCACCATTGTCTTTGGGTTTGGAATTACATGCTTCAATAACGGTTTCCCTTAATTCATCTTTTGATATATGTGGCGTATCGTGGTGTATGTTTACTGATTGTTCTAATAAAGAAAATCTTGTAGCAAGCCCTCTTTCTGGCTCACCATTGCCAGTAACGATAATAGAGGTCTTTTCTACATTATCTGCAATTGGAGTTAGCATTGCTTTAATTTCTTCAATCTGCTTTACTCGTTCCCATAGTTGATCTTTTGTAATTGTCATAGTAGTTCCTGATGTGGGTAGTCTTGCCAATCTCTACCCTGTCTGATTTCTATTCCCAATAATTTAGAATGTTTCTTAATCTTATAACACATCTTCTTAAATATTTCTATATTATTCCAATCAAATTTACCATCTGGAAATTCTTGATCTTCAGGTACAACATCAACAGCAAGTGATGGAAATCTGTTATGTTTAGATTGTTTAATATATCCGTCTTTATATGTAACTACTTTACCGGTAACTATCCATTCACCTTTTTTGTTTTGTTCTCTACCCTTTTTAAATAATTCAAATTGCTCCTCTGGTGTTCTGTGAGTAGAGAACACTTTCATTTTTATATCTCTATCGGCATTTGTAATAATATTATAAAGTCGAATATCAGCATTTTTTAATTTATCTAAATATTTTTTTTTCAATTAATTAATACCTACTTTTCATATAAAATACCTGTTTCTAACAACTTAATTTAATACCGATAAATAATAGTATTACAACCAATAAAGCCCATCCATAAGTTCTTACTAATTGTTTAACGCCTTGTGTTATACCTATCTCGATCTTTTCGTCAACATATCCAGATAAAGGTTTCCAAAGACTAAACTTAATCCAATGCCATACTTCGCGATGGTAATAAGGGTACCTAACATTTTTAACTTTTAGGACAATTTGTTTGGCAACACCATAGTAGTCATATTTATCTTTTCGCTTAGAAGTTAACCGTTTTATGAACTTTGGTATGTGTGGTTTAAAATTCATAAGCTCCTAACCTTAAATTAATTGAACGGTTTTAAGGTCTTAACCTTACACTCGTTTAAAAAACAAGGGTAATTCCTACCCCTGTTGAAGTCGCAAATTGCGACCCCGAGTTTGAAGTCACAAATTGTGACCTCATTATTTTAGTGAATTAATAATATCGTTTAATTCGTCTGCACTAATTTTATCATCTTCTAAAGCCTTAGAAACTTCTTTTAAGACCGCTTTGCCTTTTTGGTAGATAGGACTCTTAATTGCTAATCCTACTACAAATGATAAAACTATTGGTGCAACCATTATTAATAATGCTCCCCAATCCATTTCATTTCTCCTTAAATATTTTATGTAATATTAATGTATGTAGTCCTACAACTATAATTGTAAGCCACATAAAAGTTAATCCTGCATCTTTATACGTTGGAATACTCCATTCTAATTTATCAGCGATTAAGAACGCTATTAATATCCACTTGGTTAAGTGCCAAGCATCCCATCCTCTGCCGAAATCAAATCCTTTTATTCTCATATCAAATACATCCATCATTGATAAGAGGAATATAAATATTATTGTATATACGTAGATGTTCATTTAGTTATCACCCATGCAAATAAAACTGCACCAATTACATCTGCGGAAGTATCAGCAATATATCGCATTGTGCTGCCATAAATACTTATACCACCATTCAGGTATAATTCTATTATTTCAAAGATAACCGCAACAGCAAACACCCAAACTAATATTGCCCTTGTACTATTATTATAAAGCATTTTTGAAAAGATTTTTCCAAACAATAAACCACCCATTAAATGCCAAAATATGTGACTATTGTTTATGGTCATATTCTCTATAAATTCTATCATCAATAATCTTCCATTTTAGTTACCGAAACACCTGTTGAAGTTTTAACAATTAAAAATCTAATATTTGCTGTATTATCTCTTATTATTAACATTTCAACATCTTCATAATATCCTGCTCCAAGAATTTCTATCTGAGCCACCTTGTTATTTATCCCGTCACTTGTTATCGTACCTAAATGTTGTTCATCTGCATAAATAAAGATAGATAAAAACAAGAGTATAATTATTAAAACTTTCATTTTATAATCTCAACTGTTATGTTCTCGGTTGGATGAAAATAAAAATCACTTAATCCAATATCAGATTGTCTTGTTAAACTATCGACTGCAATAACACCGGCTCTAATGATAGATTGTTCGTTAAAATTATAATCGTATTGTCTTACATAATTTTCAGGCATTCCCGACAGGTGAGCCGTAATTCCAATAGAATCCATATCTGCAACGCTGAAACTAAGCCACTCCGCTGAATCTCCTTCAAATACATATAGCTTATAATATTCAACATTTTCAACGGTTGGATTTTGATGCCATGAAATTCTTAAAGATTGACTACATGCCGTTAGTCCAACTAAAACAAATAAAACTATTAAATATTTTTTCATTTAAAACCTCCATAATTTGGAAATCTTTTAAATTTTGGGAAGCCACCATCATCTTTTACTACCTCACCTAATACAACATTATCAATAAATGTAGTATCCCCCCTGCCTGTAGTTGCAATTGTTGTATAGGTTCCAGATGCACCATATTTACATATTAAATCAGTACCAGAAATCTCAAGCACTAAAGAATCACTTGAAAAATCATCTGCAAATGTCGCTGTTCTGCTTGTCCATGTTCCACCAGCAACTGAATCGTCCCATGCTAATTGCCATTGATAACCTGCCGTTTGTGATGTATTGGCAATTGGATATGCAACAGTTCCCGATAGACCAAAATAAAATCCAAGAGCAGCATCCCTCGTAACACCACCAGCATAAGAAGTCCACCCTTTTGCAAGACCATAACTTTCTTTTATATCCTGAGTACTTCTTAATGTATCGGAGATTCTTACTTCGGCTATTTCGCCATTGAAAAAAATACTATCCCCACTTATAGTACCAACCGCTAATTGAATTGAGTTTTCAAGAGAAGCAGCAGTAGCACTTATATCTTTTGTTATTTGTTCAACACCATCTAAATACCCAATAGCTTCAACTCCATGCTCAACTGTAACAGCAAAGTGATACCATTGATTTTCTGTGAGGTTGTTGGCAACATTACCATACGATGGTGCTATTCCGTCGCCAACAAATATATTTATGTTTTTAGTTGACATATAGATTTCCCAGCCAACACCACCCTGCCTTTTAGATATTATTCTTCCTGTTGTGTTATCTGAGACGTAAATCCATCCCTCTATCGTAAAATCTTCTCCAACCCCAAAATCAAAATCCGCATCATCTGGCCTACTAAGAAACTGATCCACTCCATCAAAGACCAATGCATTCCCATTCTCATAAGCAGGATTAGAGCCTGTTAATTCAGAGGCGAAATCAGTTGAAAATTCGGTTGGAGTTAAGTCGTTATCATTCCCGGATAAATCGTTTTGGAGAGTATCTCCATTGCTTGCATTATCGTGATAATAATCGTCAAAAATCCAATAACCCTTAATATTAGCATTAACCGTAAACGTAAAATCACTAAATGTTTCGTTTATAACGGTTGCCTGAGAAAATAAAAACAGTGGAAATAATAAAATTAAAAATAGTTTCTTCATATTTTACCTACTTAAATTTTATCCAATCATAAGTCAGCCCCGATGTACCGCCGGCGGGTCTTATCACAATTAGTGTATCTGATTTGGGAACAGACATCAACACATCTAATGTATCAACTGCTGTTCCCGTTGGAGTTAAACTATAAAAATCTGTAGCACTTGCTCCTGATACTAAAACTGTATCTGCTGTTGAAGTTGTAGTGAAAGAGCTTGTACCTCTTATATATCCTAATTTTACTGTATCGACACCAGTTTTTATTATACTCATTACATTTGTGCCTGATATTGCCTTAAAAACATATCCATCACCATTAGTTTCAACCATATTTATTTGTGGATGACCAGAAACAATATCTAACCAAAAAGCAGAGGTATCTTGAACCTGTGCAGCATTACCAATCTTCTTGTTCCCATCGGTATCAGTCATGCCAAATGTGGGATTACTATCATAAATAGAAACATCATGCCGTGGTCTGAATGTATTAAGTACAGTATCCGTACCGAACGCAACAGCACCATTATGTCGATAGTAATCCGAATTAAATGTTGGCACTCTCCAGTAATTTTCATCCCTATCTACATCCCACAGATCATAAGAAAAAGTATTATTACTACCATTGTCTGTAATCGTTTTTGTCTCTGTGAAAATTGAATAAGTAAAATGGTTTCCAAAACTAATAGCATCACTAAATAATATATCAGCACCTTCATTATTAGCAAATGCTGCTTTTATAAATAGATTTTGTTTTGATGTGTCAAGCCTTACCCCGTTACCTGTGCCCTCAGCTCCATGCGTCCATAGGTCATAAAAACTACATCTACTTGTGTTTTTCAGCCATACATTAGCCGAATCAGCATCTTCGGCATTCACATCGGAAAAATCTAAATACGCACCATAATTAATAAACAATCCAGCATCTTCAGCAACATCAAGAACAAGGTTGTCAAATGTTATAGTTCTTGCTTTGTAAATATGCATACCATATCTACCATTTGACTGAGATTTTATATCTCGAAAAGCACATCCGATACCACCATCACCACTATTATAATTTATTCCACTAAAATAAATTCCATCACGTTCAGATTTATTTATTGATAATTTTTCAAACTGTGATTGAAAAATGGTTGTTGTATCTGAAATATGAATGCCATCATTACCAACTGAATCAATATTGACACGTTCTATCCTGAAATTCAAAATATTGTCAGCAGTAAAAAGAATACCACAATCTTCACCACGATTCCCAGCGATAGAGAAGTCTCTAAAATTACCACCTTGGAAAAATGTAGTCTGTACTTCAGTTGTTGTATCGCCTCGAATTTCAATAACGGGATAATTAGCGGGAACATTGCTTTTAATAATTGTACCGTTCTGGAGTCTTCCGTTAGGCCCCTTGAGCATTTCAGTACCAGCCCCAATTAAATTAATTGGCTGTTTTACAATTAAGGTAGTATCAAATCTTATATAACCAGCAGGTAAAATGATATTCATAGGTTGCCAATCATAAGTATTGTAAATATAATTCTGAGCACTAAGAGCAGTCTGAATACCAGCCGTCTTATCTGTTGAAATAAATGGATCAGACCTACTACCACTTCCACCTGTGATGTATTGCATAACATCAACATCATGTCTTTGTGAATTATTTATTCGTTTCCATTGTTTTCCCGCCGTTGGATGGTCAAAAATAAAATATTCATCAGAGGCATGGGCAGAATCAATAGTAGTAAACCATCCATAACCACCACTATTAGCAGATGAAAGCTGTTTTAAATATCCCTTAACGGATGTACTCGCCTTCATAGAAGTCGTATCACTCCAAGTAGCAATTGAGTCTGAGATATCAGAACGTAATACAGTAGCAGTATCACCTATATCAGATTTGATTTCACTGCCCGATAAAAGAGAATCGCTTCCAAGCACTCCCATTTTTTCCTGCATTAAATAGAGAGATCGAAGCACCTTGTTAAAACTAGATGAACTTATTACTTCTCCTGATTGCGCTCTAAATAAGCTTGTAGTATTATCTAAGCTGTCGGGATAATTCACTGTTTCATCCGACCAATCTGTTTGTGCAAAAAGAAAAAACGGAATTAATATAAATAAAAGTATTTTCATTATTATTCTCCCCATACCCATTTACCATCAAAAGTTGCAACATCCCATCGGGCAGTTTCTTTCATTGCTTCTCGTCCCTTTTTACCACGCCTAATATTCGGAGTTGTGGTTTTCCATAGCTCATTAATCTCTTGATCTACAAGATTATAATTCCTTCGACTGGAATTAGCATCTTCCGTGTCTTTTGTGCCTGTTGAATAGGCCATAACATCCTCCTTTTTATCTTATAAAATCCGCTATCTCTGGCAAAGTAGTATCAGTATCGGCTTCTCTTAATCTGTATTGCCTGTAAGTCGCAGCAGGATTCCACCATGAACTATCTGATGTAGCTATACCTAATCTATATAAAGTATCATCTTTACAAGTCCAGATATTGCGCCATACACTATCCCACCTTATCTCATCTTTTGTACCATCGCTGGAATACCGATCAATAAACTTAACACCAAATCTAACATCAAGCCCTATGCTTGCTGCTGATCCATCTAAACCTTTCATATACGCAGCAATTCCATAGATTCCTTCAATGTCTTTACCATCTATTCCTATAGCATCTGAAAACAAGGTGTCTTTAGCACCAGATGCATACAAAGAATCTACGCTGTTTTTTAATATTAAACTATCCGTTCCATAGAACGTAGTTCCGAAGCGTATCTTTTCTGACCATTCACGCTGTTGCGCACAAAGAAAAGTGCTTAATAATAATAAAACTACAATTAACTTCATCTTATATCTCCTTTATTTTGCTATTACACTATCTACTATGAAAGTATCGGAAGCAGTTATTATCAATAGGTCTGTCCCACTCTTTATCATTTTCCATAACCACGTTCCACTCGTTCCCACTTTAATTGAGTCAGAGATTGTTGGACTCATAATCATGGTTATATCTGCTGTATCTACATCCATACTATCAACCACAATATTGTCAAAGACTGGAGTAGCGGTAAATGTCCAAATAGCACTCACAGATTGAGCGACTGCAAGTGAATCATTAAACCCACTTCCTGCCCTTGCTGTCATAGTGTCTTTGATGTCACTCCAAAAACTATTGGTTATATCTTTGTAAATTATTGCCCTTCCAGGTCTTTGTGCATACAATGAAGATGTGATCAGCACCAACATTATGATTAATAACTTTTTCATCTCTTACTCCTTTTCCTAGGTTTCCTTTTTTTGTTTTTGTTTTTATCTCCATAGGTTTGTACTCCCGTTCCAAATGCTCCAGGCATTGCCATTGGAACACCCTCCCAACCTTCTTCCTGTGCAAGTTCATATATATCTTGCCAAAACATAGGAACGAGTCTTTTTGCAACTTCAGGTGCTACTTTAAACTCTTCCCCAAGAGCAGTTTTACCTCTAAACGCACCTAAAACGAATGACATACCAGGTGAAAGTTTATACTCGAAGAATCTGCTAGCTATATCTAATCTTGTAATAGGTTTATACCCTTCCCCTAATTCAAACTCTTTCCCCGTTGTTGAACTAATCATTTCACCAGATCGTATTCTCTCAGCTAAAACGAATAATTGTTGGAAACCTCCCCAAATATCATAACGAGTATTACCTATTTTTATTTTACCAAAATCAGAACTTCTTGCATCAGTGCCAACCTCTGCCCCAGCAAGTTTACTTAAAGTTAATACCGTAGTACCAACACTAAGTAATCCAAATAAATCTTTAAGAAATTCTTTTCTTACAAATTTATCTGCCGTTACATATTTCCCACTTGCTAATCTTAATCTTGATGCCACTAACTTTGGAGCAAAAAAGGCATTTGCCAAAACTCTTGTTGAGTTTTCTAATGATTTTGGTAATTTGCCACGACCTGTTGCATCGTTTATATATTCAGCAATTTGTTTTGGTAAATCAGGATTCCTTTTTAAATCCCCAAGTTTATCTGCTTTTTTAATTAAATCAGTGAACACATCTGCTCTTAATTTTGTAAGAAACCCAGTATATGCACGATTTGATCCCCTTGCTATTTTCCCAAAAATAGGAATTTTTTCAGCCCAAGACGACATAAACTGTTCTTCACGTTTTAAAAAATCCCCACCAATATCTGTTAAGGAAAGTTTAGAATCTTCCATTAGATCATAATACTTATTTTTTTTCAAAGTTGTCATAAAATCATCATAGGCTTTTTCTTTAAAAGCAAACTTAAACATATCTCTAACAGCAGGTGCAAATTGTTTTTGTCTACGGATAAAAAACAAACCCTGTCTTAATGGAGCAGATAGATCACCTGTAGCCATCATTGCTCTTGGAAGATTCAAGGCTTCTGCTGTTACATTCCAAAACTTTTTCATAAATGGTAAATTCTTTTTTAAAGCATCTATCATTTCTTTAGGGTAAACCTTGCCAAGCATTTCATATTCACTTGGAAATGGTATTCTACCCTCCAACATTTTCAGCATAGCTGTTTCTGCTGGAAGTTTTTCTGCTGTAGATAATTCAGTTGATTTATTAATTCTATTGAAAAGATTATCTAATTCTTTTTGTGAAAACTTAGAAGCAATAGGAGAAAATTCAACCTTTTCCATTTCGCCCATTTCTTTTAAATATTGTCGCTTCTTTTTAACAAGTTCTTGTCCACTATATTTAGATTCCATTTCCTTTATTGTTCGGAACCTTTCAAATCTACCCTTTTTAGTTAACATCTTTTGTTCTTTTAGAAGTGCTGGTAAATCTTCTAAAACTTTACCTAATTTTATTACATCTTCAGGCGTTTCAAATTTAACATTGCGATTATGAGCAGCCGTCATCGCATTTGGATTGCCCTTCTCTGCTTCTTTAATTAATTCTTTTTCATCTACCTTTAAATATGGATTTTTTGCTTGTTTCGCCTTACTTTTTTTCATTGCCTTTTCTGCAATCTTATTTGCTGCTACTTCAGCCTTCGACTCTGCTTTGACTTCCACCACTTTTTTAGGCGTTTTGGCATCTAATCTCCTTATCGGTTTAGTTTCTGCTTCACGCATTGCTTTCTGAATTTCTGGCATTAATTTTTCATCTGATATATTCTTATAATTAGGAAGTAACTCTTTAAATTGTTTATCTCGTTTTAATACATCTAAAACTGCTTTTGCTGATTTTGATTTACCTAACTTCTCTAACATTTTTAAAGCACGACCAATAGGTTTAACTAATTTCCCAGCAGGAATAATTAAAGGATCAAGACCTATATCCATCGCTAATTTCTGAACACCTACAGGTATACCACCTGGAACTTGAACTGTCGGAATAACTTCAGATGGCAGTTTACCTTCTTTAAACCTTTCCTTATAATCCTTCCCATCTCTTGGAATAGCAGCAACCATCGCTTCTTGTGGTATAGCTAAAGACTTTATCAAAGATTCAATCATAGCAGCAGGTTTTTGCATTGTCCCCAATGGAATAGACGGAGTTAATGTTGGTTTAACTTTTTCTGCTACTATATCACCATAGGATTCTTGTGTCTGTTCTCCTTCTTGTGCAAATACATTTTTACCTTGTGACATTCTCGTTTTAGCATGTTCTACTGCTTTATCAACAATGGCTTTTGTCGGTTTGTTTCCAGCAAGTAAAAAGTCTATTTCAGATTGGTTTAATGTTGGAACTAGAGATGGTATTTCGGTTTCTTTACCATCAAAATTAACACCAATAGACAATTCAGTAGATGTTCTCCCCGTACCGTCTGTTGTGGGAAGCGAACCTAAAAAACCAAGACCCTTCTGTCTTGTAGTGTCAGAATCTAACACAAACCCTACAGGTTTTGCTGTGGTTGGATCAAATCCTCCACCTACAGGTTTTGCTGTGGTTGGATCAAATACTGGCTTTGCTGTATTGGGATCGAATGGCATTATTTAACTTCCTCAAATGAACCATCAGGATACATTATGGCTTTATTACCATTAGCATCTTCCATTAACTGACCGCCTTCTTTTTTAGATTTTTCCACTTTTTTCTTTTTGGTTTCCGCCTTTGCTTCTTTTTTAAGTATCGCATTAAATTCTTGTGGTGTTAATGGAATACCACCTATAAACAATTGTTCTCTTGCCTTTAACGCTTTTTTATATTTTTTATAAATTTTTATAAATTCTTGTACTTTTGGATTGTTTTCTAATTCAGATATTGCTTCTGGTAATTTTTCTTCTGCTGTTTTTCCTACACCAAGCCCTGATAAAAAGTCGCCTGACAAGTCTAACACAGATGGGTCTTGGTCTATAACAGCACTTACATAATTAAATACTTCTTTATTTTTACTTAATTCTTTCATTTTATCTTCTTGTACATCAACTATACCATTGACTCGTCTAATCTGTGTAGAATATTCTTTATCTGCTGAACCCTTTGGCTTTTCGGGCTTAACATCAAGTTTTGGAAGTCCCCTGTCTGTAAACCATGTATGAACAGATTCCGCACTTTTAGGGTCTGTATTTTTTAATGCTGCCTGATATTGTGCTATTGTTACATTTGGCTGAACTAATTTTTCTTCTTCAGGTAAATATGCCTTCTGCATTGCCGATCTTTGTGACTCTGTTTTAAACTTAGCAGTAGCAAGTAATTGTTCCTTTTCCTGTTCTGTTGGCGGTTTTGCAAATACGATTCTACCATCTTTTTTAGTTGGTATATCACCAGAGACACCTTCTTCTGGTGGTATTATCTGACCTTCGTTTGTTATAGCATAATCACCTTTTTGGGTTTTAAACATATGCTTTGGTGGATTCATTATACGTTCAAGATCACGTAAATCAACATTTTTTTCAGCACCTATTTGTGGTCTTACGGCATCAAAGACTTGCTCAGATACACCATATTTTTTTTGATAAGCCATAGCTTCATCAGGAGTCATATATTTAGCATTGTTCTTAAAATCTTTTTCAACTTTTTCACGGACTTTGGCTTGATCTGCTTCAGCGTTCTGCCTTTGTTGCTCCAATATCTGTAATCCAGTCATCAAGTTTTGCTTGGTTTGACTTACTCCACCACGTAATGCCCCAAGTTTTTTTAAATTCATTCTTATCTCCTAGAAAAGTGAACCTACTGACGAAACCAGATCACCGCTTGGTAAGCTACTGAAAAGATCAGCCATTGCTTGCGATTCCATAATTTCTCTTTCTTGTTTTAACCGTTTAAGTGCTATTTGAGCATTCTTATCTATACCGTATTTTTGGATATAAGCACTTAACCCAGCCAGCTTAACCTTAATCTCTCTGTCGGCTGCTTCGTTTAATACTGCTGCTGATCCTTGCTGTCCAGCTAAAGCAAATTGACCTGCTATTTCTCCGAATCCACGTTCAGTAGAACCTAATCTGCCTCCCGTTTTACCAGCTTGCCTTTGTGAGAATCCTTGTTCTGCTTTGCCTTGTTGAGCAGAAAGCATCTGACCTAAAAGATTTAATTTGCGATTAATATCTGCTTGTGGGGATTTGTAGTTTATAAACTCATTTAAAAAAGCAAGAGGGTCTTCTTCTTCAGAACCCATCATATAACCCGTATCTCTGTTTTTTTGCGGGTCTTGGTATGGTTTAAAACTTCCCGTTACTCCATCCGCTATTGGCATTTTATTTCTCCTTAATATATTTTACCATTTGTACCTTGTAATATATAGCCTGTTCCACCTGGAACTATTCTAACATTTGTTGATGTAGATACAGAATAATCATCCCAAACTTCCATATTATCATAATACAAGTTTCCGGACATTGGAGAAACTGGAGCACCGACAGCAAAGGCATGTCGCATAAATGCAAGTGAATTAATTTCAGCACCCTCACCTACTCCTCGCATTGGAACGGTTTCATCTTCAAGAATCAATATACCATCCTCCCACACTCGGACTATTCCATCTGCATCAGGATCGTCTCTTCCTTGATCACATACCCCTGTTCCTATATCTATGAATATTTCCATTGTATGCCAATTATTATCCATAAGATGATTAGTTAATTTTGTTGTTGCCCTTGAAAAATAATATTCCTGATTTGCACCTGTCTGACTCCATGTGTACCAAGAATAAGAACCATCACTTGGTTCAGCCTGTAGCTGTGGATGCCATTGGTTTGAAGAAGCTGTACTTGCATCAGTATGATCTGTTATTCTTATTACCTTAAAATCAGTGATTTCTCTTGTGCCGTTACTTGTACCAAGATTAGCATCAATTTTTAAATCAAACTTAATATAGATAGTTGATGAACCGCCTATTGTATTATCAAATCTCCACTTAGGTTCTGAATATCCATAACCACTTATGTTTGGACCTAGATAAGCTTGTGCGCACTGCCCAGGATTTCCACCACTTGCAAGAAATTCACCTGTGTCGGCAGGAGCAAGACCTTCATGTGTATATAAAGTTCTTGCACATTCGCTTATTTCACCGCTACCAGTAGGATCATAACGTGGAATCTCCCCGGGTGTAACTCCTTCAAAATCTTCGTCACAAATTTGAGTTTGAGACAAGACAATAAAAGGCAATAAAACTATTAATAAAATTTTTATCATATTAAAACCCCGTTGTATCAGAAGCACACCACATGGTATCAGCACCAGTAAATATAATAGCTGTATGTGTTCCGATTTTAATTATTTTTGTAATCCATTCTCCACCAATAGTAAGACTGTCAAGACTTGCGGCACTCACCTTTAACGTATCTTCTAAAACTATAGTATTTCCAGTTTGACCTGCAAGCGTATCTGTTTCAACTCTGCCAAAAGAAGAATCTACTACACTTACTACAAAATCAACAGTTCCATCAGCATCTTGATACGTTACAGAGATTCCTGTTTCAGTATTACCTGTAAACATTCCTCCCGCATAATCCTCAACCGCTTCCTCTGCATCTGATACTTGAGATAAATTTGTCAATGTAATATTATCGGCTACTTGTGCATCCGCAACACTTACTACAAAGTCTATATCGTTACTTGCATCTTCGTAAGTAACAGATATGCCAGTTTCAGTTCCACCCAACATGCCACCTACAAAATCTTCTACTTCTTCTTCTGAAAGATTTGTATCAGTATCTAAATCATCAACAACTACATCTACAGTACCGTCAGCATCCTGATATGTTACAGTACATCTTGTCTCTGTATTACCAGTGAACATACCTCCTGAGTAATCTTCTACTGCTTCTTCTGCATCACTTACTTGAGATAGATTGGTTAAAGTAATATCATCAGCCACATCTGCATCAGCAACGTCAGTCCCTCCCGCATAATATGCGTTAGCTTCTACACTATCATCAACGGCTGTCAATAAAACATAACTGGTTGCTGTAATATTGTCAGCAACTTCATTGTCAGCCCAAGGATTTGCAGTATTAACTAAATCTTCCGCAATCGTTCCATCGGCTATATCAGACAAGGTTGCATCATATGCCTGTATTTGTACTCCCAATGAATCACCTAAATAAGCATTAATAGAATCTCTCATGGCAGAGGGCAACATAAATACAGTGTAATTCGTACCACCAACCGTAATAGATGTTGTATTAATACTTAATGTCCCATCTTTAATAGCATCGAGTATCTGATTAAACTCTGAAGAAGTCAATTGATCAGTCGCATTTTTATCAGGTATTGTTACATAAGACTGTGAAAACACAGTTCCTATTAATATTAAATATGTTAGTATTATTTTTATCATATTATTATTCCGCAAAAGTATATGGAAAAGTCAAAAAGGCTTCGTTCTCTCCATTTATTACATATTGCCATTCATCTCCATCCCACATATAAAGTTTTGTAATATCCTGCCATTGACTACCATCCCAAACCTTTAGTTTATTACAATTTTGCCAATCTGATCCATCATATACATTTAAAACTGCCATTATTTTTTATCCGTGTGTTCGTACCAATTCAAAAGTACATTAGCACTCCCATTATCTGCTAAACCAATTAACATTACACAATAAGTTGCATTCTGATCTAATATCCATTCATTAATTGCCCTTGATTCACCTGCAATCTTATTCCTACCTGAACCAATTTGTTCACTATATAATATTGTTCCTGCTACTGTTGTAGCAACATTTCCCGAAGCTCTCGCTGATATTGCCGAAGCATCTATACTTAACATTGTACTTGTTTTTACTGAATTTCTATTATGATTATAAACCACTAATGTATCACCGCTACCATTTGTCACCGTTGGAGCTTCGTGAAGTTCTAATCTTGATTCAGAAGAATTATCTACCAAAATAAGCATGTGAAACCACTTAGTTGTGTTTGGAGTAGTAAAGGCAATATTCAAGGTATCGCCATTATCTAAATCAGGATTTAAGACCTGGACTGAATACATACTCCCTGAATGTACTTCGTGATGTTCATATGAAATTACGGTAGTGGCGAGCGTAGATGCATCTTGTGCCATTACTGTATCTTGTGAACCTTTAATGGTCATCTCATCAAATCTACTCTGTGCAGAAAGACAGATAGTTAACATTAATGTGAACATTATATATTTAAACATTACCACCATCCTTCTGTGGTTTCGTAAGTTACAACAATAACACCAGCCCCAAAAGCCATTGAAGCATTTGAACCATTTAATAGTTCAGCTCCATTTGGTGTTAAAGTTACATCATTACTTCCACAATTTATTATTTTATATTCCCTACCATCTATTCCAGCAGGTAGGTTTATTGTGATTGCCCCTGCATCTGTATCTGCAAAAATTACATGATCTGTAGATAAAACAGTATATGGTGAATCAGTATTTATAATTCTTGTTGTAGTAAATATTACGTTAGCCCCAACGCTATCAGTATCATACCACAAATGTCCTGCCTGTTGTGGCGTTGGAGCAGCAGCCTGTACATCAATTGGAAAATGTTCTTTGGTTACAAATCCAGTCAAATCATCATGGTTAACTACCGGTGTACCACTTAGCCCTTCTATGCTTATTTCATCACTTCCACCATCTTCGTGTGAAGAACTATGCCCAATTCCACCATCGGTGTCTGCTGATCTTTTGTATCTTACATCTTTTCTCATAGATTAGTCCACTCGTCCTTAAGATACCAGTCACCTTTTTCAAAGTGATATAATTCTAAGTCGTTACCATTTTCTCTAAATTGCCAATTACCAATTGTTAGAAATCCACTTGTTTTAATGTTTTCTTTATTTGAATGAAAGTTACCAATAACCCAATCAATCAACTTGTTCATTTCACCATTTTCACTTTTAAATGGCTTATTCATCGTTCATCCAGTAAATCATAATCTATTTCTATTTCACTTATTTCTAAAGTATTTGTTGGTAGTAAATCTCTGCCTGTGGTTACTATCTCAACCTTAAAAGCTCTCCCGCTTAAAGATGTCTCATTAAAGGTCACATCTCTTATTGATTGCACTCCAATTGTATCTGTATAAGAAGCACTACTTGAACCATCTTTATATATGCTCATTGAAAACGTATGATTATTCTCACTTAATACCTTCAGTTGTTTTATTCGCTTCTGCCTAAAAGGATTATCATCTAATGTAAAAAATTGAGATTCATATTCGACATCTATATCTTCTTCCCCAGCAGTAAGAGCTGAATCGACTTTGAATATTTTTGTAGTTGCTGTATTACTTAATAGATCATAGTCAACACCTAAAGATAAAGATTCTGGTAAGTAATCTGTATCACTATAATATTGGTATCTCCAACTATCTGCATCTACGTCATAAACATAACAATGGGCATAATTAGCATCAGGAACAATCATTAAATAATACAATTTATTAATAGGATCATATTCACCATAAATATGTTCGTAATTACTAAAATCACCCTCACTAGTATCAACATAAGCAATTAACTCATCTTTAATTCTGTCCTTAGTAATTGAAACAGCCTTACTACCATCAAACATATATACATTATCTTGTCCTAAGAAAAATAACTTCCCATCACCGACAGCCAATGAATTAGGTGCAATCATTCCCACTTTTTGAAAGTGTTCATCAATTTCCCAAGACAGGGAATTTCCTGAGTTATTAAATCGAACCTTAAACATATTTCTTTCTTTAAATACAATTAAGTTTCCCCACAATTCAGCCAATCCAGTACACGGATCACCTTCTCTTGTTGAAAAATCCATATAATCAACATTTACATGGAAACAATCAGGTTTATCTGACTGACTAAATAAAACAGTTTGTCTTTCATCGTATGGTAAATCATCAATATTATAACTTAAAGCAGGTCTAATTACAAAATTCCTTTGATTAATCCATGCTGAATTAGTGTATCCATGTAAATCAAATCCGAGTACGCTTGTAATAGCATTGTTCTTTAAATAAAGTTCTTCAACAAAATCATTTAATAATATAGTGGTAAAATTATCAAGAGAACTGACATAACCAACAGGAAAAGTACCAGCATCTTCTCGTCTTATCCTTAAACTTATATCATAATCAGGATCATCAAATACCCAATTAGCATTATTTATAGGTATTCGACCTACATGATAATATGCTGTATATGGTTTAATGTCCTTATCTTCTGCACGTGCTACATAAACATTGAGTGCCGTAATTCTTTTATTTAAAGTTGTTGGTAAAGTAAAATCTATGCTTATATAATCTTCATCATTGCCTGTTATTTCAACATTGTCTTGACTTGTAGTAGTATTGTCCTTATACCAACTTTCCTGATACCCATCATATTCATAAGTCACACGTACCCTATAATCATCGTCTTCCGCAAGGGTATAGGTTCTTGCACGTGTACCAGGTTTAGTTAATGCATATATACCATTTGTAGGTGGTGTTAACTTCGCATCTTCAGCAAACCAACCACCCGGAGGCTGATAAGCATCCTTAAAATAATCTCTATCAATATAACCTAACCACCATGCTGTGGCAGCCGTATCTTTCCAACCACTCCAGATTCCAGCTCGTACATTATTGTTAATTGATTTAAAATATGCAAAATCACCAGCAGCAACCGTACCACCATAACCATCAGTTATACTTCCTATAGAATAAGACCCACCAGAATAATCATGTTTTTCGAAACCAGCACCATCCTTAACTACCATAAATCTTTCTTCACCAGAAGCACCAAACAACTTAAACTCGGCAAAAGATTTCACGGCAGTTAATCCTGCTGTTATAAAATTAACACATGCTTTTCTGCGAGTAATCTTACCAGGTCTTACTATCCAATTCATCAGCTTTTGTGAAGAATTTTGGGGCATGTCTATATCATCATTATCGGTGATTAAACCGCCCAACCAATCTTTAATTCTAAATTTTGGCATTTATATTACCTTATATCTCATTCGTTTACCGCTTGATTTTGTTTTAGTCTGTAACATTACTTTTAATCCACGTTCCCATAACTGCCTATCAACATCTCTACCCGTTAATTGCCATATAGTATAATTAATTAAATATTTATGGAACTCACTATCAAAAGAGGGAGAACTGCTACCTGAACTTAATGCCGTGTCATATTTGAAATAATAAAGAATTAGATTAGATGAGCTTGAAGTGGTTGTATCTAATACAATTTTCCCCCGTTCAATAGCGTAAAGTTTTGCTACAGAATTATCCGAAGAAGAAATATCTCTTTTAACATAAACATGATCAATAGAAGTTGGCTCAATCTTAGTATATACATTATTAGAAGTTTTCCACTGTAAATCACGTGCTTTTATAAAATCGGTAGGTAAAGTAAATCCAGGAGATGAATAAGTAAGAGAAGAATCATAGCCATCCAGCAACAAGGTTTCCCTTGCCATTTCACGTAATCCCTCATTTATAATAGCATCTATTAATTCATCAGAAGAATCCCCTTCGTCTAAATCTTTAATTCCTATTTTTGTCCGACTTCTTAACTGGGCTAATGTCATTCGAGTCACCTTCTAAAAATGATTGTTTAATTTCTTTGATCTTTGACTTGATCTCATTCTCAATTTGATCTTTCCTTTGTGGCTGATCTAATTTCTCATACGCTTTTGCTGTTGCGAACATTAGAACTAAATCTTGATATTCAGGAGGTACATCTAATCCATTACTACCATCCATCTCTGTTGGCTTCCTATAATAATAGATATAGAGTATTTTTGTAGCAGACAAAGAAAGATCACTGCTTAAATATAATTTTTCACCAAAAACAGAACAAACTGTTTTAGATGTAGAATAATAAGAATTTAATCGATAACCGTGTAAATCGTTAAAAGATTTTATCGGAATATTCTCAAGTACATTTGGGCTTAAACTGGTATCTGTATTAAAAATAACTTTAATAATCTTTAATATTGATAGAGAAGAAAGATCAATTGTTTGAACGCCTTCCTCATTCGTATCAGATGTTTGAGAACTAACCGTACCATACCAAACGTCAGAGATACCATTTAGTTTTACTGCTGTCTCATATTGAGCTACGTTTAAATAACTTTGTAATTCAGCATCAGTCCAAACGCTTGCCGATGCCTCCCTTAATCTTAATCTTAAATCAGCAAGTAATGTAGCTTGCGAAATACTTGAAAGTGCCATACTTTACTCCATAAAATACTCACCTAAATTGTGTCTTTTTTCCATCATTAAAAGAATTAATTCTTCTTTTTTCATTTTGTTTAATGATTTTTTACCATCATGTGTTTCTTTGTATTGAGCAATTTTCTTCTCAAATGCAACATTCTTTAATTGAGGATATGATAAACTATTTAAACGATTATACAAATCCTGATCTTCTGCATGACGAAACGAGTTTGCTTTTTCTTTAATGTTTTCCTTCTCGAACCAATCTGTTCCGAAATAGGGATGGGTTCTTAAAGCCTGTGCTATCGCATCATCTTCCGTCTGGAAAATAGCGTTTCTAAAAACAATTCGTGTATTAACTTCTTGTTTATCTCCGCTATCATCTTTTTTAACATAATGCAAACGAACTGGATGTTCGGTATAACGATTAATAAAAGTGTACATTACTTCCCTTTCTTTGTTGGTTTCATTTTATTTTGACAATTTTTGGTTTCACCAGTTATCAAAGCTGCTATAAAATTCACCATAAAACAGGGGTAGAATTAACTACCCCTTTGTTCAGTTTTTAACTAAACTTCATCAATGCATGTGTCTTGTAGTTTATCGGTAACAACGCAGATTCAGTTAGATATTGATGAATAGTCTTATCGTATGATGTTTGAAGATCATAGACAATATGAGTATCACGATTCTCTCCATTACCAGCAAGAGGCATGTGAAATACATTATCCATATCAACTCCAATTGCATAATCCTTATAGAAAGCGTTAGTTGAATCACCACGCAATACAGGTTCATGCACAACATTTAAAGTTCCCCAAGGATGGTTAATTGAATAAACCTTTAATCCTGGAGCAGCTTCGCCAATACTCATATTAACTGTTGCATCAGCCCATAATTTTCCTTCTCCGATTTTAGAGAAATGAGAAACTACAGAAGAACCAGCTAAAAAGAGTTTTTCATTTGTAGAACGATTTCCACCCTTATTGTACCAAGTTTCCATGTCATCTACAAAATCATCCCAAGGATAGTTAGCATAAGTATTCGTGAAAATATTTGTACTATTACCCTCAATATAACCCAGCATACCTTCTGATAGATACACAGTATTAGCACTGGCATCAACCAATGTTGAACTGATCTTACCAAGTACATACTGACGCTCGATTTCAATCTTATGCTCACGAGCTTTATCAGACATTAATCTGTTATATTCTGAACCACCAAACAATTCAGTTGCCTTCATTGTTCCAGTAACATCAACAACAGTTTTAAATATCTGAGTATAAGAAAACTCTGTACTTACCGTATCGTAAGTAGCAGTTGCCTTATCAGTACCACGTGCAAACCCTGTACTAATAACCTGTACTTGATCTTGATCGTTAATGTTAGCGTAAGTGCCAGAAACCGTATCGAAATCTATTTGTTGCTGATTATCAACGGTTTGAATAAGTATAATAACATCTGCTGGACTCGCACCACCTGTCGCTTTTACACGACATACCATACCTGGAATCAAATAACCAACATTATCACTACCACCTTTTGTTGCTTCCACAGCAGCATTTGTCTCTGCTGAAATATCTGCTGCAAAATAAAACACCTTATCAACCCAGCCAGCCTCATGGACTAACTTAGTTGGTTTAGGATCAATGGTTGGTTCTTTTGATAACTTGTTTAAAAATACCTGAAACGGAGCTTCATGTGGCCATATTTCGTGAATTGATTCACCAATTAGGTCATAATTTCTCCTATCGCTTGTAGCATTCGCAGTATCTTTACTGCCTGTTGAGTAAGCCATAATTACTCTCCTTCCAATTTAATTACTTTAGTTTTTTTAATGTTTGGAATTGTTGGTCTTAATCCAGTCCTGAGATTATTGGAGAGTAACCAGTTCCGATAGCTTGACGCTATCCTTTAACCGGAGTAATCATTGAACCCAAACGGGACTTATTTGCTGACGATACAATGTCAGAAAATCTCGTTCTATTCGCCTCCGATTCTTTCTCATGACCTTCTTGTTGGCTTGGTATGATATGGGTTTCTGATTTACCTTCCTTATCATATCCTAATTTTTTAGCCAAGTCAGAATATAGGTCAAATGCTTCATTCAGGTTTTTAGCACCTTTTGCAATGCCGAATTGTATAATAGAATTTAAATCCGCTTCATCGAGTTCTGGATGTTTTTCTGAAAACCTATCAATAGTAGTTTGCATCTTGACAGTTTCAACAACTTGTGCTTGAGTTAGAGGTTTTTCACCGTCCTCTTTTGGTTTATTAAGTTCAGCCATCAATTTCTTAAATTCTCCCTTTGTCATGTATTCATATTCATCATCGCTTTCAGGTTCGGGTTCTGGTTCAGGTGTAGACTTTTCCTGTAATTCTTTGAGAGTTTTTTCAAGAGTTTGCTTAGAACCTGTTAATTCCTCAACCAATCTTTCAGCAGTTGCTTTGTCTTGTTGCCCCTTAGTATAATTCGCCTGTGACTCTAATGCGACTTTGAGAACTTCTGTTATGGGTTTCCCCGCAAATTTCTCAAATTCTTTCGGCAAACCTTCTTCGGGTAACTTTGTACTTTTGACATCATCAGGTAATTCTGAGATACGTTCGTCAATTGTTTTTTCGTTGCTCATAAAACCCTTTCTACGTTAATTAAAATTCCTGTTTCATATCACCAACGGTAGGAGGTAAAAATCCCATTCGTTGAAATGCTCTTTTATGTTGTAGCCAAAATTGTCTTTCTACTGTCCAAACATCTTTACCATTTTTATCCTGAAAGCATTCTGTTAAATATGGTTTTTCCTTCATACATATTTCCCATAGCTTCCAGGCAACAGCAGCCGTTACCATGTTTTGTGCTGCCCTTGATGGCATGCTTCTGGTTAGTGTAACCATTTCGGGTAAATTAGACATTTTCCCCCTGATTCTGTTGTAATAATGCATTTAACTGTCCCGAATCACCACCAGCATCTATGCCCTGTTCCTCTACCGCCTGTGTTAACGTAGCTATCCATTCATCTTTATGTGGAAAATCTGTCATATCTACTAATAACGGAATTAATCTTGGATCGGGTACTGTCTTAAATATTTCTATTCCTAATAATAAATTATATTGTCTTGCTGTAACCGATGGTTGATTCACATCAATTACAAAATCATATTTTCCTTCTTTTAAATTATTCGGAAGTGTTTTTATGTTCTTTATATCCCCTGTGTTTTTATCAACTTCAGATGTTCTTATCTCACCACTTTCAATAGCAATGTCATTATAATTACCATCTTCTCCAACAATCCTTGTAATCTTATCAGTTGACCAGAACTTACGTATTTGGTTTAATATCTTACGTCCCATATTTATTTGAGTCATTCTAATATTATCAGTAGGTTGTTCAAACACCAATCCTGATTGACGTTTCAATATTTGTACACCAAGACCAGACTCAATTCTTCCTGGTGCAAATCCCTCAAACACCTCAGTAATACCAACTACTTCTTTCATTAAAGTAATGGCATCTGTTACGGTTTTGGCATGTGCTGCTGGATATTCAGGTGGATCGGTTAATTTTATTTTACCACCAGAGATAGCCCCTGCTGGAACTTTACCAATACCACCACTTCTAAAATCTACAAAAACGTCTTCATCCTCAACTGCACCTTCTTCATAAAGTACACCAACACCTAATTGCCTGTTTAAAGCATCCATAAACTGTGAATGTGATTTGTTTATAATATCTTGAACATCTACAATTTGTTCAAAAATACTAACACCTTGTCCATTGACAAAATATGGAAATAAAGGAGTATAAGAAAAACCACCACACCCATAAGGGTCTTCCATTTCTTCTAAAACAACATCTCCGAAAAAGCGTTTAAATTTAACCTTTTCAATTGTATGATATATTTTTTTACCCTTTCCTGGTTCTTCGCTTAAGTTTGTACCATCAAACCAAAAGGGCTTTCTTTCGTAAACTTTATATTCTGCATCAATTACCCTGACCATATCTTTCTTTTCATCTACATATAAATCTCTTTCTGAAATATTTTTATCACTATACCAACTATCAATTTCTCTTTTTAATTTAGGGTATTGTTGTTTTAATCTATCTTTACTTTGCCACACCGCTTCAAAAACATCCTTAGCATCACTCAGATCATAAGTGATAGAATCTGGATCAAAGTACATGAGTTTAGGTGATCTTTTTTTAATCTTAATTTCTGGTTTAAATAGTTCATCTATTTCAATATAGTTTTTATACCAACCCTGACCCGTTAAAAAACTATCCATTGCAACATCAGACGAAAGCCAATCTAAGTTATTATTTTTCTTAACATACTTAAATAAAAAATTAAGAATATTAGACATATCAACGTCACCATTTTCCATAGGAAATATGTGAAGATCATTCCTGTTTTGACGTTCATTTCCACTAATGGTATTTAATATCTTAAATATAAAATTAAGTTTAGTCGGAAGTCTATCTTCACCTTCAAGTTTTTCTATTTCACCTGCTAGCCAATGACCCGTACCATTATAATATTTATATGCATTCTCACAAGACTTGTCAAAAAACTGTCCTTTTTTATCACTTGCATATTCAAATCGTTCTAATAAATGTTGATTTGCTTGTTTTCCTTCTGCCATTATCTCACCATTCCAGGTCTTATTTCACTATTTTTGTGACTAAAATTTGTTATTTCTTTTAATAATTTTTTCATACGTGAATCCATTCTATAGTCTGCTTTTATTCTATGGTCTTTAATCCAAACCAATCCGTAGCGTTTAGCATCCATAGCATGATCTTTCCACTTTCTTGCTTCTTCTGGTAAGTTTTTCATTCTTGAAACATTTAACGATTGAGCCATATCCTTATATCGGTAATCCATTATTTCTTCAATCGTATTCGGAGTTTTATCTCTTATAAAATAAACATTCGGTGTATTACCAGTATGATCAGGTTTAAGATAAGTGCGGACTGTATTCCAGCCATAGTTCTTTTCATTGTTTGCTTTTTGCCAATTAATTGACCATCCTGACTCATCTTCTCTACTAAGAAATAAATCTCCAACAGACGGTTGCCCTGCTTCCATTTGTCTCCATATTGAAGGATCAGCCACAAATGCTTTAACTTTTTTATCTTTATTTTTAGCTCTAATTAATAACTTAATTTGCCCTACAGGCATTTCGGGAAAATATATTTCATCTACAAGATATACATTACCATAGGCATCTATGTCCATAAATAAAACACAAGTTGGATTTCTTTTACCGTAATCCATTGCAATTACTCTTACTAAGTTCTTGTCAGATAAAGGCACTGTTGGTATCATGTGAAATTTCTCATCATACTCAGGGTACATTAATCCCTCAAAAGCATCATCTGAACCAAATACATACCTGTTTTTTAAATTATCAGGCCATGAAAGCATATCAATAAGGTAATCCATTGGTAAATATGGATTGTCTGTATATTGTAAATACTCAGGAAAATGATTAATTAAAACTTCTCCTGTATCAATGTTTAGTTCCTTTGCTTTCGCTTCAGCCATTTCAAGAGTGGGAACAGGTGCTTCTTTACTCCATGCATTTATATCTATCATCTTTTCTGTTCTATAACGCTGTTTCTCTTTTACCCATCGCTTCCAAACCCAATTATGTCCCTCTGGATTAGCTGAGAATAAAAACTGTCTTCGTCCGTTTGGATTTCTCAACCTACCCTTGATAGCAAAGAAAATATCCTCCGTTACTTCTTCTAACTGATCAACAAATGCGAAGCCCAAATTCATAGATTTTATTTTATCTTTTGCACCCTTAGAATCGTCTAATGCTATATAAAACAGCTTGGAAGTTTGATCTGTCCTAGCAGCCACGTTTAGAACCTCAATGTATTGTTCGTTTTTATTCTGAGATACAATCAGTTCCTTGGGACACATTTCATAAAATACAGGAAGGAGGGTTCTCCGTATTTCATCCATAGTTAAACGTCCCCACAAACCTATATTATTCGGGCTCTCGCATAATTGAATAATAGATTCTGCCACACCCCAATAAGTTTTCCCCGAAGCATACGATCCCTTTAATCCCTTGCATTTAAACTTGCTCCCATTCTTCATATCGTGAAGTAAGGATTGTTTAGGCAATGCTCGATGATTACCTGGGTAACTTAAATTTATTTGTTTTACATTGTCTTTATTCATAATAATACAGGGGCATTTTTCAGCCCCTATAAATTAAACCACAGGACTTATAACAGCAAAAGAAACCGTATCGGTTTTCTTCTGTACACCATCGGAATCTACAACTATTTTGTAGAAAGGTGCTTCTCCATTAGATGAAATATCATATAATGCAGAATGAATAGAATTGGTCAGTGCTGCTTCAAGATCGGCCTTTAATACTACATAAGTACCACCAGATGTGGCGCACGTATGCACATCTACATCGGCGTCAGATGACAAGCTAGTAGCACCTGTGTTACTCAAAACAACAAAGTCTTGACCAGGTGGTAGCCAGTTTATTACGGTCGATGTAAGGTCTTCACCTGCGGCATCAGAAGTTGCCACCGTTAAAGTTTCTGTGGCTACGATATAGGATTTACTCCCTCTTTGTATCGTATTCTTTGTCCACGACATGAATTACCTCCATGAATTAATAAATGATTTCTTCTAACCGTGTTTGCGGATAGAACTTATTTATGGTTTCTATATCATATGCTCCTGGTGGAACATTTAATAATAGACGTTCTTTAGCGGATGACGTTAGGTTTCTTAGCTGTATGAAATTATATCCATTAATACAAACCCTTATCCAATCCATGTCTCTAATAGCATAATCTCTGGCATCTATTTTATTCTCTAACACATCACGCTCAATCCCATCTACTTCGTATGAATATGGAATACCCTTTTCATTAAAAGATTTTTGCGTTATTTCTGGAAGATCATGCTTTTTTAATATATGGTTATATATAACAGTAGTATGTGTCTGGGAAGTGTCCGTTTCTTCGACACCATTAGCATCTAATTTGTTGCCTTTTTCGTCAATCCAGAATATTTGTGTATGATTTTTCGACACCATGTGGGGGAATATACAACATTGAAGTTATCTTGTCAAGTCTATATCCTTGATTTTTACAAAAAAAACGTATATACATTGAATTTAACCGTGTATATACGTTTGTTTATTAGGAGGTTATGTGGTGGGAAATTATTTTAAAAAGTTTTTACGTTTCATAATATTAATTCCTCAATTTGTTTATATTTATCTTCAAAGTTATAGTTTTCTTCTATAAACTTTCTATATTTACGTGGTTCATAGCCATTGGTTAGTATTCGGTCAAGACTTTTAATATCACTCCACACCCATTCTGGTTTATATATATCCTTAGCACCTATCCAATCAAACAAGAGTGGTTTCAATCCTGCTGCCATACCTTCCATTACCGCCATGTGTTGTGATTCTCTAATACTTGGACTTATAATGTACGTTTTATCCTTAAACCAATCATTCAAATCATACTGCCATGAATCTAAATATACATTATCAGGTTTCTTCTCCATAAAATACTGATATACATCTTCCTGTGCAAACTTACCACAAATATGAAACTCGTAATTGGGGAGATGTTTGGCGATAAATAGTAATAATTGAGTTCCCTTGCCTTCTGCTATGTTCCCAGCCATTGCAATTTTATTGTTTTGTTTCTTTCCCCAAGGTATGTGCCAATCATCCATTACCACACCATTAGGTATTACTACTGCATTTTCCAACTTCCTGCCATGTCTTTCTTCTAAATACTCTTTAATATGATCTGCTACAAATACAATTTTATCAAAAGCATCAAAGTCTATATGGTGAATAATTTGAAAGAATACTTCCCATGCATGTATTCTTAAAATCTTTTTAGCCTTGCATTTAAAGTTTGCTATCTTTAAAGCATCCGCATTGCCCCAATCAGACCAGATCACTTTAGCGTTCTCAGCATATTGAGGCTGAAATCCACCTGTTTCTATGTAAACCGATTTACCTTTATCTATTAATCTTTCAGCAATCGGATCAATAAACTGTGGTGAAACTGCTACTATATAAATATCCTTTTGTTCTGTCTGCATGTGAACTGGTGCTGCACAACTGTAATCATCATGCTGTCTATAATAATAGCCAAAATGGTAAGGAATAACAACCTGTAAATCTCCTCTTCCAGCCATATTGTCAAACCATTCCCTGTCAACACCTTTCTCTAATTCTTCGTTAAAGGGATGCTTTAAAAGGTATTCTCTTTTTATTGCTCCCGTAGGTGCTCGTTTTAATGCCTCGTCTTTTTCATTATCAAATACGGTCATAAAGGTAGCTATTGCAACCATATTTAACTTTGAATGTTTCTTTATATTATACTCTATCGTGGCTAAATAATCATCAGTAATATAATCATCATCACCCAAGAAGAATACCCATTCACCCGCAGATTGTTTCACGCCCTCGTTAAAGCATTTACCAATAGATTTCTTCCTGTCAGTATTATTTACTACAATTAATTCACATTTAACCGTTTGGTTCTTAACAGAACTAACCGCTATCTGCACCCAATCTGAATGAATCTTGCTCCGACTGTCTATCATTACTACACTTATCATTTAGCCCTCCAATATAAAGTAGAATCTTGAAGAAATACTTCATATACAAATACTTTACCTTGTGATAATTCTGCACCATGTTCTTGTATTACTTGTAATGGTATTATATCTTTACATACATACATTAAGGCATAATAATCTATCCCTACAGTTAACTTCCTCTTTTCAACTAAATCCTGTACAAATTCATTATAGTATTTAGCCCTATATCTTTTAACTTTTTTGCCAGAATAATATCTAGCTGAAGTGGAATTGGTTGCCCAATCACACTCGATCCCTTCCCAATCGCTTAACATAGATGAATAACCCTTGTAATCGTTCCAGGTTAAAATCAGCACTATGAAGCATGAGACTACACAAAGGTATAATCCATAATCTTTTTGCATTTAATAAAAACCCCATGTTAAAATGACTATAATTACTTACATTTAATGAGTAATAATAAATAACAGCAATTACTAAAAGAATAAGATAATATATCCATCTTTCTTTTATTCTCCATAAATTTATCCCAAGCAAAGCGTATGGTGTAGTGAATATAGCAAGTAGATAAAAAACGGGATAACGCCATCCAAGTACCAAGAAAAACAACGCTACCCCGTACGGACGAGCCATAGTTCCCCAATAAACAAAGATGGGAGCAAGTGCTAACACCGATGCGACAATTAAAGCATTCCTTTTATCTTTTAATACAAACCAAACAGCTAATACAGACATAACAGAGAAGAATATAAATGGATGTCTTAACTGCTGTATCGTATCAGGTGCTTGTAGTTTACTTATAAATAATGGGACTATATTTCTAGTCTCCCCTACACCGTCTATCATTATAGCATACTGTGCTTCATCAGTCCAAAGGTATCTATCTATCTTCTGAAACCTTGCATAAAAAGCAGATATAATTAATAATATTAAGAAAAACTTTTGCATTATTTACTCCACAAATTATATTTTAATATACACCAAATTGCTACGAATCCATCTTTCCAGCCTATCTTTTTACCTTCTTTGTAACTTCTACCATCATAGGATATTGGTACTTCGTATATTCTTTTACGTTTTACCTTTGCTGTAAACTCAGGTTCAAATCCAAACCTGTTTTCTTTTAATTGTACGTTATTCAGTACATCTTTCCTAAACACCTTATAGCAAGTTTCCATGTCTGTCAGGTTTAAATTAGTAAACATATTTGATAACATTGTTAAAAATTTATTACCCAATGTATGCCAGAACATACCAACTCGTCTAACGTCACCACCAAACCGAGTACCATATACCACATCTGCTTTACCGTCTAATATTGGTTTAAGTAGTTTGGGATATTCTTCAGGACTGTATTCTAAGTCAGCATCTTGAATTATTATTATATCACCTGTTGTATATTGTAACCCAAGTCGTATAGCATGTCCTTTACCGTAATTTTCATGTTCTTCAGTTGTTAAAATATCGAAAAGTTTATATCGCTCATATAGTCTCATAAGTATGTTACCTGTACCATCAGTAGAACCATCATCAACAACATAAATACTGGAAACAAAATATCCATCTATTGTTTGGTTACAGACCTTTTTCACAACCTCTTCTATTGTTTCTTCTTCGTTATATACTGGTATTATTACTGATACTTTCAAGAACCCTCCAATATAGCACTAATGAAAAGAACACCAAGAGATATGGTATAGAGAATAAACACAACAAAAACAAACCACTTCTTCATTTTACCTCTACGTCTTTAAATTGTGCATTCATAAATTCTCTGCGAATACCTGCTTTATTCATAAAATATCCTGTTAACCATATAATAAATACACCAACAGGAACAGCAAGAATTATAAATACAATAGGATTAAATTCATATTTTATACTTATCGTCATTATCAGCGTACACATTGCAATAATCGCTGATATTTTATTCCAGAACATATGCCCAAAATGAAACTCTTGAAATCTTTC